AAAAAAATATCCTCAATCGACATACCGAAGAACTCAGATATTTTTTTTGACGACGAGGTTTCCTATTGGGAACATTCGCCTGACGCCTAATTCTATTTTACAGTAAACGGAGGGACAAATAAATGGGAACTAACCCAACAAAAGCAGCAGATAACATCTATTGTCGCTGTAGGAAATCAGCCGCAATGTACAACGACAAACTAAACAGCCGTGAGGGTGCGGCAGAATTACTCGGCGTTTCCGTTTCCTCGCTTGCGGATTATGAGCTTGGAAACACAAAGGTCGTCCCGGTGGATAAGGTCGTGCTCATGGCGGACCTATACAACGCACCGGAAATCAAAAATTTTTATTGCGCCAACGAATGCCCGATAGGGTGCGGCACGGTAAAGCAGCTTGAAGTTTCAGAATTGGAACGGCTGACGGTGCGACTGCTCTCATCCTTCCAACAGGTTTCCACAATCCAAAACAAGATGATTTCAATATCATCTGACGGCAAAGTACAGCCGGACGAAGTAAGAGACTTCAACGAGGTTATACAGCATCTCGACTACATAATGACTTGTGCTCAAGAGCTGAAGCTATACGCAGAGAAGAATGTCGGGAAGGAGGGCTCGTGATGGACACAGCCATAGAACGCCACGGAGAAAGCCTTACCGACAAAATCATCATTGACTTTCAATCAATCCCATGCCATGTACTGGACGACATCTGCGCGGCAACGGTTGAAAGCGTCAAGGCGTTTCTCCGCCAACCGGGAGGGCGTGAATTTTTAGAAACCAAAAGGGCGACGCAAGCCGCAACGTGAAAGGGGGGGCAACTGAAAATGTCTGACAGAAAAAAAACGCTTGATTATTCGAAACGCATTACTTCTCGCCGTTGAGTTTATCAAAATATCCATCGCATTCATGGTCGCATGGCTCAACAGTCTTTGGCTTGTTCCGCTGGCGGCGGCAGAGAGAGGTTACACCGGGGCATACGGCGGAGAGTGGCTACTGATAATCGGGTTTTTCATCTTTACATACTGGATAGCGACAAAAGCAATTCACCGCGCATTATCCCCTGAAACCGCGCCCTAATTACAGTCAGTTCAATGAAAATTTATAAATTTTAAGGAGGAAATCAGAATGTTTGAACTCACGATCAAAGGCAACACCCCGGAGGAACTGTACGCTTTTATGCAGGAGTTACTCCACAAGCACAGCCCCATTACGGTACCCGGAAAGGTGGCTCCCACCCCTGCACCGGTTACACCACCCCCGGCAGTAAACCCTACCCCGGAGGCGCCCGCTACGGCTGCAACGACCCCTACCGCCCCGGCTGTCACTCCGACCGTCCCCACTACACCGCCGACGCCCCCCGCTGTTCCGACTGCGCCCAGCGTAGAACAGCCCCCGGCTACCCCGCCGACCGCCGCGCCAACGTATTCATTGGAGCAGTTAGCACAAGCCGGGGCGACGCTGGTACAGATCGGCAAGATGAACGAATGCCTCGCTCTGATGAAAAAATACGGAATTGAAGCTATATCGCAGCTAACACCCGATCAGTTCGGCGCATTCGCAACAGAACTCCGTGCCCTCGGGGCGCAGTTGTAGGAGGTACGGACAATGCCTAACAAACACGCTCTATTATCCGCATCAAGCGCGGAGCGGTGGATGAACTGCACAGCCGCTCCCCGCTACGAGGCACAATTCCCCGAAAGTACATCGGAATACGCCGAGGAAGGCCGACTGGCTCACAGCTTTGTTGAATTGAAAACTATTAAAAAATTCTCGGTATCCCTCAATCAGCGAACCTATACTTCACGGCTGAACAAGCTGAAGAAGGAGCCGCAATACTCGGCAGAGATGGACAGTGTAACCGACATCTACATTGAACATCTTGTCGAAAAAGCAATGGCTTACGAAAGACCCCCGCTGGTGGAAGCGGAAGTAAGAGTTGACCTCACCGCCTACATACCCGACGGCTTCGGAACTTGCGATTGTGTAATGATCGGCGGCGACACGTTGAATATTACTGATTTCAAATTCGGCAAGGGCGTTCCGGTTCCGGCTGAGAACAACGCGCAAATGCGGCTTTATGCCTTGGGGGCTTTGAAAAAATATGAGCCTTTTTACGGCGGCATGATAAAAACCGTTTGCATGACCATAGACCAGCCGCGCGTTCAGGATGAGCCAAACAGCGAAACATTGACCGTAGAAGAATTATTGGAATGGGGAAAAACAGTCAAGCCAATAGCGGAAATTGCTTATAGCGGTTTCGGCGAATTCGTCCCCGGCGAATGGTGTCGGTTCTGCCGCGGGAAAGCGCAATGCAAAGCCCGCGCCGGTCAAAACATGGAGTTGGAGTGCTTTAAGGATTTACAGCTTCCCGATGGTTCGAGAGATGTGCCGGATAACGCAAACATCCTCACTAATGCCGAAATAGCCGACCTTCTTGTCCGGGGAAAAGCCCTCGCCGCATGGTACAGCGACCTTGAAGAATACGCACTCACCGCAGTATTGAACGGCGATGATATGCCGGGCTTCAAGGCTGTCGCCGGAACGAGCAGACGCCAATGGTCGGATCAAGACGCCGCCATACAGGCGATACTCGCTGCCGGATATGCTGAAGCTATCGTTTACGAACGCAATCCGAAAACACTGGCGCAGCTTGAAAAGCTCATGGGCAAGGACGCGTTTACGGATAACGTCGGGCAGTATGTCATTAAGCCGCTGGGAAAACCCACCCTCGTACCCTTATCCGACAAACGCGAACCATACAGCACGGTAGAAGCGGCGTTCGGAAAAGAGGTGCGCCAACCATGACCAAAGGCAAATACTTCATCCTAAATAAAAAAGGATACGGTAGTGATGCCAAAATCGAGGTTGATACAAGAGAGGGCTACATAGACGGCGATTTCGGTATTTGCAAAAGCGGGAAATGCTGGGTTGCTACGCACATACCAACGGGACTAAAACTGGTCGAGGCTTCCACCAAACAAGAACTGCTCGAACAAGTGCATAAGCGGATATCCGCTCCCGAATTCGAGGCAATCGTAACCGCCGCCAAAAACAGCAAATACCACAAAATGTTTGAAACCGAAAAACAGAAAATTTTATTAAAAGGAGAATGAAACCATGTACAACAATATCCCTACCCAAGTAAGAACCGGCGAGGTGCGTCTCAGTTACGCAAACCTCAACCAGCCCCGGAAGATGAATGAGAAGGACACCCCGAAATATTCCGTGTCCCTGCTTATTCCCAAGTCTGATACCGCGACGCTTAACGACATCAAAGCGTCCATCGAAGCGGCGGCGCAAGCATCGCAGGGTAAACTGTGGAACGGCTTCCGGCCCCCGAACATTTTCAGCATCATCCATGACGGCGACGGTGTGAAAGAGAACACCGGCAAGCCCTACGGCGACGAATGCAAAGGATGCTGGGTTATGAACGCATCCAGCCTTCAAAAGCCGAGGGTAGTCCATCAGAGCAACATCAAGGTCGACCTCGACCCGAATGACATTTACAGCGGAATGTACGGTCAAGTGATGCTCAACTTCTTCGGCTATGCGAACAGCGGCAAAATCGGCGTAGGCTGCGGTTTGGGTCCGATTATGAAAACGAAGGACGGAGAGCCTTTGGGCGGCGGCATTTCCGTGGAGGACGCTTTCTCCGATGTTGGCAGCGTCTCCGCTCCACAGCCGAATTACGGCGCGCAAACGTGGGCTCCGCAAGCGGCTCCCGCTCCCCAACAGTATCCCACACAGAACGTCACCATAAACCCGCTGACCGGGCAACCCATCTAAACATATACGCTTCTGGGCGGTTGAGCGTCATCAGCCGCACCCCAATCTCCAAAAGCGGAAGTTGACCCGCGCCGCTTTATAAAGCATCATGCGGGTCCACAATGCAAAGCCGAGCGCAAAAAATCGGTAAGGGATGCTGGAGATACAAATAAAAAGGATAGGAGGGCGAGTCGTGCATCATTTAAGTATTGATATAGAAACATTCAGCAGTGTTGAATTAAAAAAAGCCGGAATGTTCAAATACATAGAAAGCCACGATTTTGAAGTCCTCCTATTCGCATATTCACTCAACGGCTCCCCGGTACAGATTGTTGACTTGGCGCAGGGTGAAAAGCTCCCCTCATGGTTAGCGGAAGCAATGACCGACCCGGAATATATAAAACA